ATTCAAAGTCAAAGAAGGCCAACACCCACCATTGGTCAAGTTATTTCTTGCCTCTAAGATAACATTAGAGACTATGATTATCTTAAATGATATTTTAGGTTATACAAAACAGTTTAATAAACAAATAAAAGAGAATGTTATCTGGCCTAAGAAATATAAATTAATGATGAACTATAAACCATTTCTAAGATATAATTTAACAAAGATGAAAATGATAATAAAAAGGAAAATAAATGAGTAGTGGAGACGGATATACAATGTGGACTCACGAGCATAATGCTCTAGAGTTATCAAGAAAAGTCCACGAGTTGCAAAGTAAACTCGATAAGATTCAAAAGATTAACAATGAAGATGGTGCAACAGCACTAACTAAACAAGTTATGATTAAAAGTATAATTGAGGGTGTTAGACCAGAGGCATATAGGTCTTTCAATGTAGATGAAGGCGAGGAATGATAATAGACCTCTGGAGTATACCTGTTTATAAAGAAAATACTGATCATACTTGGTCAAGATTTTCTGATGAACAAAAAAATAAATTATTAGCACTACAAGAAGATAGAAAAGAAAAACATAATACAGTTATTAAATATAAAGGTATATTACTTGATGATCCTTTATTTAAAGACATTAGAGAACTAATAACAACTCACGCATTAATATATAAAAATGAAATTATGATGTGTGAGAATGAACTTGAATTACAAAGTAGTTGGTTTACAGTAAATAGAAAAGGCCAGAGCCACGATTTTCATAAGCATAGACATACTATATTTTCTGTATGTTATTACCCTAAAGTTAATTCTGGTGATTTGGTACTAGAGACACCTGAAGGTAAGAATTCTTTTATGAAAGACTATTGTTTTGGTTTTAAATATTCAAATTTTAATAGATACAACTGTTCAATGTGGACAATACCATTAATCGCTGGTGACATAGTTATATTTCCTGGTTATATTAGTCACGGCAGCACAGAGAATGATTCTGATACTGATAGATATATGATTGGTGCCAATTTCTGGTTGAAAGGTGAAATGGTATTTTTTGATGAATTAGATAGGATTAATATTTGACAAACCTTAAAAAAGGTGTTATAATAGAATCATATTTAATAAGGAGAGTGGACTATGTACACATTAGAAAGTGAAAGAAATAGAAGAATTATCTTAACTTCAGATGATAAAGAAGGACTGATAAAAGTTTGTCGAGAACTAAACGAACTCGATCAAAATGCCACAATGGTAGAAACCTTTGCGGTTACTCAAGGTGGCGAAACTATTTATGGCGGACAAGTAAAGTCCTTATAAATACTACTATATGATGAATAAAGTGGATAAGATTAATACATACAAACATACGGAGAATACATACAATGAATACAAGTATAGCGGCCTTAAAAAGGTCAAGATCAAATCTAGACGCACTCACTAAAGAACTTAGTGGTGTATCCTCAAACACCAAACAATCTTATGTTGATGACAGGTTCTGGAAACCAGAACTAGATAAAACTGGGAATGGTTATGCCGTTCTTAGATTTTTACCTGCTGTCAAAGACGAAGATTTACCTTGGGTTAAAATGTGGTCACACGCATTTCAAGGCCCTGGTGGTTGGTATATTGAGAACTCTTTAACTACAATGAATCAAAAAGATCCAGTTAGTGAAGAAAACAGTCGCCTTTGGAATTCAGGTATTGAAGCAGACAAAGAAATTGCTCGTAAGAGAAAGAGAAAACTATCTTACTATGCAAATGTTCTTATCGTTTCAGACCCTAAACATCCTGAGAACGAAGGTCAAGTAAAACTATTTAAATTCGGTAAAAAGATATTTGATAAGATTACTGATAAAATGCAACCTCAATTTGAAGATGAGAAACCTATCAACCCATTCGATTTCTGGGAAGGTGCAGACTTTAAATTGAAAATCAGAAAGGTAGATGGATTCTGGAACTATGATAAATCAGAATTTGATTCACCTAAACCTATTGCGGATAATGATGAGTCTATTGAAGGCATATGGACTAAACAATATCCGTTAAAACCATTTCTAGAGGCATCAAACTTTAAGTCTTATGATGAGCTGAAAAGCAAACTTGATAAAGTATTGACAGGTTCTAGAAGTACTGGCACAGTTGAAGATATGGTTACCCCACCTTCCATATCAGAAACGCCAGATGTATCACCAGAAGCAGTAGCGGGTTCTTCGTCAAACGATTCCGTTGATGATGATGAGACGCTGTCCTACTTCAGCAAATTAGCGGAAGAGGAGTAAATTCTCTCCACCTGTTTTTGTGATACCAGAGGGGCGCTTTGGCGCCCCTTTCCTCATATAGTCTTCCAATTAAAGTAAACTGCTTTTTAACGCTTGACTTTATAGTCGAATCGTGTTATTATACAGTTATAACTCAATAAAGAGATAATTTTAACCTTATAGGAGGTACGGTATGATATTACCACCACAACCAATTATCCAAAAGACATTTGTTTTTTTGGACTTAACAATTCAAAGCACATTTTACTCACATACAGACGAGGAAGGCACTCTAATCAAAGCTTTTGATGATGGAGTTTTTATTAATGAGCGTATTAATAGACCAGATGTTTATGATAGGGATAAAAAACAAGCAATCGCTTGTTATCCTATTTACGGTTGGTCTTTTGGTGAATTAACATTGAGAGAGGTTAATAGATATAAACTTCCTTCAAAATATGTTTCACACGAAGTAATTGATGGCGGTCATAGAATAAGAACACTTAGAGAATTTATTAAAAATGAATTTCCACTACCTTATTGGGCTGAACCCGTAGTTATTGATGGTACTTCTTACGAGGTTGCTGGTGAATTTTATGATGATCTTGATCCTATTGTAAAACAAAAGTTTAATAATTATAAACTTATGTTTGTAGTTTATGATAAAACTCTAAATGATTTTGAGGCTGGTATTGTATTTAACTGGCAAAATAAAATGTCCGATCTGAATGATATTGAAAAATTTAATTCTATTCAAACTATGATTAGTAATTATGTTAGAGAAAGAAGTAGAACATTAAATGATGGTATGCAAAATAAATCTGGGTTTACCGAAAAACATAGGTTATTTCATACTGAAAATGTTAAGAGTAAAAATTGGCCTGTTGGGTCTGTTATAAAAGAAGAAGATAGCAGATTAAGATTTCAATATATCTTATCTCAAATTGTTTTTTGGCATTCTTCTTTGTATGATAAAAATAATAAACCAATAAGTCATTTTAATGTTGCCGGAGGTAAAAACAGTTATAGTTGGGATAACATTTATCTTGGACTTAATGAAGAAGATCAATTATGGAAAACTAAACAAAAAGTTAGAGTAGATTCCATTGAAAATACTTTAGATCAGTTGCATAAAGTATTAAGTGTTTTTAACGATTTATCATATGTTAAAACTAATTATTTAATATTAAGATTTGTTTACATTATTATACACGAATTAAAATGTATTTATGGTGTTAATAATGTTAAAATTAATCCATCTAAATTTGGTCAATTTTTATCTAAAGTTATTTCTGATCTAAGAAATAGTATCTTGAATTACAAAGATTATAAAGGTCCTAAGTCCGATGATCAAAGATCAGATACAGCATATAAAATAATGAATGCTTTTGTTAAAACAATGAACTTTTTGACTGCTTCAAAAGTAATTGCCATTGCTCGTGATGGTTCAGAAACATTTAAATCTGCTTGGCCAGGTGCTGATCCTAATTTAGAAAAATTAGATGAATATGGTGTGTCAATTATACCAAAGACAAGTCTTAATAAAACAGATAAGGATAAAATGTATTCTGAACAAGGACAAAACTGTGCCTTTGATGGTGAGTTTTGCAGACTTGAAGATATGGATTTTGCACACGATATTGCTAGGGCAAACGGAATAGCAAACGGTGCCGAAACCACAGTGGATAGTGGTAAACTTGTTTATAGAGAATATAATAATATGATGGGACAGATGAGTATTAGTGATTTTTTAAATTCTGACACTTTCAAACAAAGTAAAGAAAGAATAAGTCAAGAAAGATTAAAGTCTTATAATTTAATATAAATAATGCTATGAATAAATTAAAAAACAATCCAGTAGCAAAAGCACTATTACAAACTGATAGGAGGCGTACACAATTTGTACCTGACAAGAAGAAACCCAATCGTAATAAGTTAAAATACGAAGATTTAAAGTTAAAAAAAGAATGGGAAGAAATTTAGATGGAAACCTTCTTAGTAATACTTGCTGATTTCGGTTTACCTATTGCAGGATCATTTGCTATGGGTGTTTTTATCTATATTATTCTCAGATATATCTTAGGTTCAGTCATAGGTCAAGTACAAACTATGCACTCTATAATCACACAACTAGATAATAGAGTTAGAAATATCAATAATGATGTAATTAAACTTGATTTATTAATCTCACATACTTTAGATGTGCCACCAGATGAGGAAAGAATTGCTCGTGCTGATGGTAAAAAAGACGCAAGACGAGACTAATGGATTTTGTAGCAATATTACAAGACTATGGTTTTCCAATGGTCGCTGCCATTGCCATGGCATACTTCATCTATTTTATATACACATTTATTACTACTGAAATCAAGGTGAAATTAGGTGAGGCAAATACTGTCCTAATAGCACTTATAGATCGTATTCGTATGCTCGATAATGATATTATTAGGTTGAAATCTAAAGTCAAAACGACAATCGAATTAAAAGAAAACCTCGAAAAAAAGAAAATTCACCGCAAGTAAAAATTATAAATAGTAGTATGAAAACACTATTAAAAGTAGTGTTATTCGGTGCTGTGTTATTATGGATACTTGGGTGGGCATTTGATAACACAATCAAATATGTTGGCGCTTCAGAATTAGAGTTTGGATTTCACAATCCAGCATTTAGTGGTGTTGGATATGGCACTCACGCTTTGAGTGTAGACCAACTACAACATCAAAGAAAAAAAGATGCAAAAGATGATGCTAAGTCTGCTGCCTCAGCCGCAAAGAGAGAAGAAAATAATACTACAATCAACAAATTTATAAAGAATGTTGAGAGTAGAATATATGCTAACTTATCAAAACAGTTAGTAGATAATATGTTCGGTACTTCTTGCGATAGTGAGACCACAACCTGCCCGACTAGTGGTACGGCAGATGTTGAAGGATCTACAATCTACTGGATCAAAGATACAACAACAGGAAATATTACATTAACAATAACTGATACTACTGGTGCAGTTACCACAATGACTGTTCCTGTAGGCGACTTTGTATTCTAATGAAGGCAGTTATTGTATTCTTAGCGTTGTTGTTGACTGGTTGTGCTACTGTACCAGGTGACTTCCCATATAAAGAAGAACCACCTAAGGCATACGGTACACCTACTAGTGAAATATTGAAGTATTACGACCACTTAGATCAAGAAATTATTACAGTTGCTGTATATGAATTCTTAGATCAAACTGGTCAAAGAAAACCCAACACTAAGTTTTCTCAGTTAAGTATGGCAGTATCTCAAGGGTCTGCTAATTGGGTGATACAAGCACTCAAAGAAACTGGCGAAGGCACTTGGTTTAGAGTTGTTGAAAGAGAAGG